TGCCATCCACATGATCTATTTGGCGGGTGCTTTCAGCCGAAGCTTACTCCAAAGAGGGTCTGAATCCCAGCGCTGTGATTATGGACGAGTGCCACGCATTGCCTAATCGTGAGCTTTGGGATGTTATGCAATTAGCCCAAGCTTCTAGAAAGCAACCGATTATGTTAGCAACAACTACTTGTGGAGTTAGGACTGATACGACTGGTCAGGATTCAACTGCTTATCAACTTTATAAGTATGGACAAAAAGTTGCTAGTGGTGAGATTGATGACCCTAGTTTCTATATGGCGTGGTGGCAAGCACCTGCAGATTCTGATCACAGGGATGAAAAAACTTGGATTGCTGCTAACCCTGCTTATGGGGATTTGAACTCTAAAAGTGATTTTGAATCTATGGTGAAGCGCACCCCTGAAGCAGAGTTTAGAACTAAGCGTTGCAATCAATGGGTGAGTGGGCAGAACGCTTGGTTGCCTGCCGGAGTCTGGGGAACATTGCGATCAGATTATGAACTGCCTGAAGATGCAGAAATTATTCTTGGCGTGGATGGATCTTTTAGTGGCGATACAACTGCTATTGTTGGCGTAACTATTCCTAAGTCTAAGGAAGACAAGCCTTTTGTTTTCTTAGTCAAAGCCTGGGAAAAGCAACCTAACGATACTGCTGAATGGCGTGTAGATACCATTGAAGTTGAAGAAACTATAAAGATGTTTTGCCAGAAACACAGAAATGTGAGGGAGATTGCGTTTGACCCTTTTCGTTGGCAGAGATCAATGGCTGTGCTTCAAGATCTAGGTTTGCCTATCGTAGAGTTCCCTTGCACCAGCCCTAGGCGTATGATTCCTGCCTGCCAAAAGGTTTTTGATTCTGTTACTGAAGCTACTTTGATGCACGATGGCAATCCTTTGCTTGCAAGACATTTGGATAACTGTATGCTGAAAATTGACAGTATGGGTGCAAGGATTGTGAAAGAGTCTAGAAATAGCTCAAGAAAAATTGACGCTGCCGTTGCTTTTGTGATGGCGTATGATCGTGCAACAAGTAAGATTGAGATGGATGTTATTCCAGAATTTTATGTATTCTAAGGATTGATTTGTTACCAACAATTTTGCAGGCAGTCGGAATTTCTGTGATTGCTTTCGCTGTTGCACTTATTTATGTTCCTGTTGGTCTAGTTATTGCAGGCACAGGCGTTCTTCTTTTTGGTTTAGCCTTAGAAAAAAGGGGTAAGTAATGCTAGGAAATCTTAGAGAATCTAGGGCTATCTCATTTCAATCACTTTGGGGTGCAGGTGATCTAACTTCTTATGAAACTCAATCTTCAGCGTATGTGGATTACAACACTTCTCTTCAAGTTAATGCTGTCTGGGCTTGCGTTTCTCTGATTTCAGATACCATCTCTGCTTTGCCTGTTGATACTTTGATTAGGCGTGATGGCATTGCAACGCCTTATAGACCTAGACCTGCTTGGGTTATCAAGCCGGATGTTTCTATTCCTAGCGTGGCTTTTTGGCAACAGACTTTGATTAGCTTGCTAACTGACGGTAATGCTTTTATCAGAATTTTCAGGGATGCCCAAGGCAACATCGTCAATATGATGGCTTTGAATCCATCTGCAGTCGTGGTTTCAAGAAATTCTTTAGGGCAAAAGCTTTACGCTTATTCTGGAGAATCAACTAAGACTTTGACTAATGAAGATGTTCTGCACATTTGTGGGTCAATCTTGCTTGCAGGAGATTTGCGTGGAAGATCACCGATAGATACTTTGAAAGAAAATATCGGCCTAGCGATTGCATTAGAAAGTTTTGCTTCACGCTTTTTTGGGCAAGGAACACTTACACAGGGTGTAATTGAATACCCTGGAGCATTGACTGCAGAACAAGCAGAGAATCTTGCAAAGAGTTTTGATAGACAGCACAAGGGTTTCCGTAAAGCGCATAAGACTGGAATCCTTTCAGGTGGTGCTTCTTTCAAGCCAACAACTATTGCAAACGATCAGGCACAGATGCTTGACTCTCGTAGGCTTGCAGTTGAAGACATTGCAAGAGCTTATAGAGTGCCGACCGATATGATCGGCTTGAATAATGGGGGGCAAAGCTACAACAGTATTGAGCAGAAACAAATTGCGTTTGTTACTCATACGCTTAGACCTTGGTTAGCGAAACTTGAAGATGCTTTCTCTAGTCTGCTTCCTGACTTTGCTTTCTTATCTTTCAATACTGACGATCTGCTTCGTGGAGATTATGCAACCCGAATTGAGGGGTATGCCAAGATGCTTCAGAACGGTGTTTATTCTGCTAATGAAGTAAGGCGTAAAGAGAATATGCAACCGATTGATGGTGGTGATGTTGTTCGTGTTCCTTTGGCGAATGTGAACATTAGTGCTGCTTCTTTGACTGAAGATGAAACTAAGGTTGCGATGGCACAAAAGTTGATTGGTTTAGGTTTTGTGCCTGAAGATGTTTTGAATGTTCTTGGCTTGCCTAAGATCGCTCATACTGGTTTGCCTAGCGTGCAGTTGCAGAATCCTACTACTATCCCTGATGGTAGTTATGAAACGGGGGAATAAATGAGTATTACTCAGACTTCGATTGCTGTTGGGACTGCTTTAGTGCAGGTTGTTGCACCAGATATTCAACCTGTTAGAGCAACGCTTCATAATAGGGAAGATGTTGCTGGTAGGAAGATTTATATTGGTGGTGCAGATCTTGTTGCCCCTAACTCTGTTGAAATAAATACGGCAGTCTTTTTGCAGATTACTCTCGACCCTGGTGATGCCCTTTATGCGAGAACAAGCTCAGGCACATATGACCTTGGCGTAATGATTCAAAAGCAGGACTAGCAGGTGCCTTACTTTATTGAGCAGGTTGATACTGGCTGGAATACAGTCAAAGATGATGGAACTATTTTAGGCGAACATAAAACTAAGCAGGATGCTATTGATCAGATGGTGGCAGTTAGTTTGGCTGAGAAGATTCCTGTTGGTGGAGAGTTGAAGCGTGCAGTTGATGCAGGGACTTATTCACCGCCTGAAGGTGTTGCGGTTGCTGCGAAGCGTGCTTTGAAGTGGATCGCTGAAGGTTATGCAGGTTCAGGTTTCACTGATGTTGGTAGGCGTAGGGCTTCTCAACTTGCTTCAGGTGCAGATGTTTCAGCCGATGTCGTGAATAGGATGATTAGTTACTTTGCCCGTCATTCTGTTGATAAAAAAGCGACAGGCTTCAATTCGGGAGAAGATGGTTTCCCTAGTGCAGGGCGTGTGGCGTGGGATGCGTGGGGTGGTAATGCAGGTGAGTCTTGGGTGAATGATTTGTCGGACAATACTAGAAATGGTTTAGATTTGATACTAGGAGATAATAACGGAATGGAAGATGGTCAGTTGGAAGATTATCCTATGAGCAAAGAAGAACTACTTATGCAAGTAAGTGAGTTAAAAGGCGAAGTTTTAGAGTTAGTTGGGAAGCTTGCTAAGACTGTTGATAATCTCTCAGAACTTGTTGGTTCAGTAGAGATGCCAACACCAGATCAAGTTGAACCTGTTGATTTGATGATTGAAGAAGACTCTGTTCGTTTTGTTGAACCTGAAAAAGTTGCTGAGTTAGCTCAAAGGGGTGAGCGAGTATCTAAGGGAATTGAACAGCGTATTGCTTTTCAAGATTTAGAGATTCGTGCTGAAGCCGATGGAATGACTTTGCGTGGCTATGCTGCCGTATTCAACTCTCCATCTCAACCCCTTCCATTTATTGAAACAATTCAGCCTGGAGCGTTTAGAGATTCACTCAAGTCTAGAAATGATGTGAAGCTTCTTTGGAATCACGATACTGGAATTGTTTTAGGATCAACTCGTGCAGGGACTTTGCGACTTGGAGAAGATCAGCGTGGTCTTTTTGTGGAAGCAAATCTGCCAGATACTCAGGCTGGTCGGGACGCTGTCGTAAGTATTCAGCGTGGAGATGTTACAGGCTTTAGCTTTGGTTTCAGAGTTCCGGCTGGTGGCGATGAATGGGCTAACGCTAATGAGCGTATTTTGAAGCGTATCAACATTCACGAAGTTTCTGTGGGCGTGGCTTTCCCTGCTTATCTTGGGACTGAAGGAACTGCCACAGTCAGATCATTATCAAAGCTTAGGGAAATGATTGCCCGTCTAGCAGAGATTAGGGGCGTTTCGGCTGAAGAACTAACTGATGCCCTGCTAGCCCTTGAATCTGGGGATGAATTGACTGAACGCCAAGGGGAGTTGCTTACAGATACTTTGAGCAAAGTATTGCAGAAAGACCCTGAGATCACTAATCCACAAGCCCTTTTAGATTTGAAGAAAAAGCAGTTGGATTTGCTTATGTCTAAGGTATAGTTGAGTTGTTGCTCCTTTTGTGTTGGATGCAATAAAAAAAAGAAGACTAATTCTTTCCCCCTGATTTGTCCCAGGGGGTTTTCTTTTTGTGGCGAATACTTTTTTGTGGTATAGGGTTATTTATATCGGGTGCGTTTATCCCCTGATCTGATTATGTGAGTGAATCTCTGAATCAAAACATCCCCCTATTTATGTTCTTGAAAGGAACAAACCTAATGAGCGAATTTATTGCTAAACAGGTTGATGCTAAGGCTAAGGCTTGGCACGAAGCTAAGGAACTGATTGATTCAGTTGAAGCTCGTGGTGGCGTATGGTCTGGTGAAGATGAAGCTAAGTATGCTTCTCTAACTGCAGACATCAACAAGAGAAACGAACTAATTGAACTAGAACAGCGTGAAGCAAAAGTTGCTGAAGTTATGACTAAGGCTGCTGTTGATTTTGCTGGTGCAACTGTTTCAGACAACGAGTCAGACATTCTTCGTAAGATGATTCTTGGTGAAATCCGTGGCCACGAGTTTAGAGCGATCACTGGTAGTTCAACGGGTGCACCTGTACCGACTTCGTTTTATAACGAGATCGTAAAAGTTGCACGCCTAGTTAACCCATTGCTTGACTATGCGACTGTTATCAACACCACTTCAGGCGAGAACCTACAGATTCCTTCACAATCTACTTTCTCAACTGCAACTATTGTTGGACAGGGTGTAGCGGTCGGAACTTCAGAACCGAGTTTCAACAGTTTCACCACACTTGGATCTTTCAAGTTCTCCGCTTTGGCACAGTTGTCTAGGGAACTAGTAGCGGATGCTGGAGTTGATGTTGTTGCTTTCTTGGCTGAACAGTTCGGTAACGCTTTTGGTTATGCAATCGGTAACAAGCTAATCAATGGCACAGGAACAGTCGAACCGACAGGGTTCTTGCCTGTAGCCGGTACTGGTGTTGTGGGTTCAACAGGTGTATCAGGTGCTTTTACAGCGGATAACATCATTGATCTTGTCTATTCACTTGACGGTGCGCTTCGCAACAAGCCATCGTTCGCAATGCTTGCAAACAGCACTTCAATTGCTGCACTTCGTAAGCTGAAGGACTCATACGGCCAGTATTTGTTCAACATTGGAACTGGTCAGGAAACTCGTGATCTAGTTCTAGGTGTCCCAGTCATTGAGACTCCTTCAATGCCAAACCCTGCTGTTGGTGCAAACTCTCTGGCTGTTGGTGATCTAAAGTCGCTATACATTCGTAACGCTGGTGGTTTGCAGGTGGATCGTAGTGATGACTATGCCTTCGGTAACGACTTGGCCACTTGGCGTGCTACTTGGCGTATTGACGGTGCTTTGGTGCAGACCAGTAACATCAAGAAATTCAAGGGTGGAGCAAGCTAAAACGCTTTCACTTTCGTAAAATTACGCCCCCTAATTTTGTTTCGTAGCAGAATTGGGGGGTGTTTTCTATTATGCTGAATCTATGACTAAAGCCTGTATTTCTTGGTATTCCAATTCACTCAATCAGCCGACTGGCTATGGCACTCAATCTAAGCAAGTGATTTCACGCCTTGTTGCTGATGGCCATAAGGTTGCAATGCTCTCTAACTATGGTGGTGAAGGAGTGAATTCGTTGATTGAAACTGGATCAGGTTTGATTCCCCATTACAGCAGGGGAATGAATCAGTATTCAACTGATGTGATGCCTTTGAATTTTCAACATTGGAGTTCAGAAAATAAGGGTCTGCCTAACTTTCTGATCACTTTGTATGATGTTTGGGTCTTTGATAACCCTGCCTTGGATGCTTTACCGATTGCTTCCTGGACTCCAATTGACCACCAACCTGCCCCTGAGAATGTTTTGAAATGGCTAAGAAAGCCTAATGTTACGCCTATTGCTATGAGCAAATTTGGTAAAGCTATGATTGAAAATGGTGGGATTGAATATATTCCCCACGCTATTGACACAAAGATTTTCAAACCGACTAAGGATCTACCTGAAGGAATTTCTGGGCGTGAATTTGTTGGTGGCGATGACGATAAATTTGTTGTTGGTATGAACTTTGCAAATAAGGCTGGTGGGTTTATCCATCGTAAAGCAGTTGCAGAGAATTTTTTGGCTTTCGGAATTTTTGCTGCTAAACACGATGATGTTGTTTTGTATTTGCATACTGAACCTTACGGCAAGCAGTCAGGTTTTGTCTTGCCTAACATTCTTGCTGCCTGTGGAGTGCCTGCCGAAAAAGTAAAGTTTGTCGATCCGATAGCTTACAGTTACGGCATCTCAACTGAAACTTTGGTTGCCATTTACTCTGCTTGGGATGTAGGTCTTTTCTGCAATTATGGAGAAGGGTTTGGCGTTCCACAGATTGAAGCTCAAGCCTGTGGCGTGCCGATCGTTACAAGCAACTTTGCTGCTTCAGCCGAACTTGCTTCACCTGATTCTTTCCTAGTCAATGGTCAGCCTTTTTGGGATGCAGGACAACATTGCTGGTTCAATGTGCCAAATGTGCAAGGAATTGTGGATGCTTTAGAGCAGGCGTATCAGCGTGGCCGTAAAGAGTTTCCTGACACAATTGCTTTTGCTAAACAGTATGATGCCGACAAAATCTTTCAAGAATCTTGGAAGCCATTGATTGAAAAGTTAGCTTCTAAGTGATCCCTGTTCTAGGTTTTTTGACCTACTCTAGATTTGATTTGGCAGACAGATTATTGGCAAGTATTGATTATCC